TAGCGAGTGTCTCGTGGGCTCGGAGATGTGTATAAGAGACAGATATAACCCATATAAGTAATATTAAATACCAAAATGAATCAGGCATTATACTTCTCCTTTACCTTTCCATTTTATATTAAAAATTCTTTTTATCATATTTTCCACAAACAAAGACACAGCACTATAAATACCGGCTATAATAAAGACGCCCAAGATTTTACAAACCATGTTTATTTCTCCTTCACATACATAACAAATAAGCCGTCAGAAGTGATATGCGTATTTTCCACATACATATCGCCAAACCGTCGCAGAATCTCTGATACCTTGTCAGAACCGCCCAACGGGATTACACCTTGCTGAGTATGTTGCCTGACAACGATATGCGTGTAGGGGTTAAGGTTCAACGATAGCAGAATCCATTTTACTGTTTTCATTTTTTATCTCCTTAAATGGTATCATGTCAATTTCATCATCCAATACCGGACGGAAACCGTTACCCACTAAGCTGATATGGCTAATCTCAATCTTACCGCCCGTATAGTGGTGTACGGAATTGATACGGCGCAGAAATGCGTAGTAGCTTTCTAAACTGTCAATCTGTAACTGGGTGTACTGTTGACTAATAGGAATATTACTGATAATATAGACTTGCGTGTAGCAAGCATATTTGTTATTGTATCTACACGGCAGTTCGAGGGGGTATCCGTCAAGATAATTTAACATATCGCCAATACGTTGACTTGACCGGAACTCCTCGAACACAACCACATCTTGACCGTGATAGCTGTCCCACGGATGCAAGTAATCCGTTACTCTATATACGTTCTCATAACCGTATTTTTCCATAACTCCCCGTGTCTTACCACTTCCAGTATCTCCCCATATATAAGTAACAGTGAGAGAGCGCCATTGATTCTTATAGGTTTCTTGCCGTACTGTCTGCCGTACCTTATCTATCTTATCAATCTGGAGTAGATAATCCGGCGATTGTTCCAGTATTTCATAATCGGACAATCCATCTTTAATCATAGAGTATAAATCCGCTATATCAGTCCGTGAACCCTGTCGCTCTATGGGCATTTCTCCCCACTCTTCAAACGTACCGTCAACGGATGTTTCCGCTTTTTTCGTAACCGCCCACTTACCGGATTTTGTTACATAGTCTCTGTTTTCTTGAGATGTTCCGCGCGCTATATCTCTATGCGCACCAGTGAATTTTTTATGAAGAGTAGAAGCACGTAAGCCACTAGAACACGCTACATACAAATGAGTGTGGTATGTACCTTGCTCTCCGATTTCATCAGCCATACACCAGTAAACGACACTTTTCATACCGGAGAGAGTAGTTTTTATTTCTTTGTGGGTAAGATTTAGGTCTTTAGGATTGTTAATAGTCAACAGCCATTTTCGTGACTGCTTATCTTGATAATCATTCATTTTTGCGACTGCGACAGAAGTTCACATTCTTGTGTCGCAACTCCTTCCTGTTGATTTTTCAAAGCTTGCAAGTGTTTTGCGACTTGCGACAGAAGTCGGGGGTAATACTGCCCCCGACTTCCTAGTTACCGGAAGCCGATGCAAGTATTTGAGCCAGTTTTTCAGAAGCGCTTACATATTCTTTCGTACGTGCGGAATCAAGCATTTTGAAGCTGTCATATGCATTACGGAGTGCATCCGTCTGAATGAAACGATACCTGGAACACGGCACTTTCCGTTTTTTCATAACGTCAATTTCCGCAAGCATTTGCTCATAGTCATCCACATCATATTTTTTTTCTTTTGTGACACGACCAAACCAAGCTTTCCGACATTCGATAACGTGGGTACAGAGTTCACGGATAGTCTTGTCTACACGACCAAACCGTTGAGCAGTCCCCACGATCTGTTTACCGTTTCCTTTCCGGTTCTGGGTCAATAGCTTCACCAGTTCATAAGGAAAATTCTTGTAGTCACGGGAATTGAACTCATTTTGTATTTCATCGTATCCAAATATCACAGGACGGTCATACTCCGTTAGTAAGTCTTTCCACGTAGTGAGTGGAAAGTCCTCTTCCGTAAAACCGTAGTTGGTCGATATATAAATCTTGTTACCGTATTTCTTGCGCATACGGACTAAATACTCCGTTAAAGCCATTGTTTTTCCTTGTCCATATAGACCGCAGTACAGCCATATACCGAACAAATGTACCTTATGAGGCTTAGTGAAAAAGCGGTATATATCCACCACCAACCACCGAAACACTCTAATCAAAAAAGGCAACTGCCACAGAACGACAGCCACCACCACAAACAGAAGTATCCATATTAAGTTTTTCACACTTTCTCCTTTCATCCCAGTTACGTGAAACCCCACGTAAAAGGGCATAACCAAAACGAATATCATACATCGGACAGCCACCACACTACAACGCAGTACCGTCTTACGGCTTGCCAAGATTTTGTCAAGGACAAGGGCATTATCATCTTTGCACACTGGGATAGTGGGAGAGAACACCCACTATCACCAGTACACGTGCGCAGATTAAGGGCAAGCTTGTTAGGTGAGTGGCAACAACCGCCATATGAACAAACCAACACCCACCGTTATTTTCATAAGCATCCATGTAGCCACCACAGACGCAAAGCAAAGTAACAGGTCTGCACCTACCACATAAGAGCCGTAGGCCGTCACCGTTGCAAGTGCTTCAATACCTTGTTTCGGGATCTGAATATATTCAAAGCCAGAGAGCAGACCATCCAACATTACACAGAATATATTGATTAAAGTTTCTAATATCATCCGTCCAACCAACTCCTTTTTGATTCTGCATCAGCAGTCTTTATAATACCGCCCAGTGTCATACCCTCTTGTCCGATAAAATGCAAAAACTGGTTAATGTTGTAAAATACCAACATAAGCCACATAAACCCACGAATGATAGGACGGAATTTCTTCACAACCTTGTCCACTACATCCATACGAACAATAGTCACCGTCTGCCCTCTGATAGTACACGTTATATCCGCAAAAGGTTGTTCCGTATTAAAAATAGAACCCATATCATAGGTATCTATACCCATACACAACAGTTTTTCACGGAAATGTTCGATTTTACCCTCTATAAAGCCGTCAGAGGGTAAGAACAGACCCTTGATTGCATCCCCTATTTTTTCCGGTAAATCCAATATCCCTTGTATGATAGACCGCAGTTTTTCCAGTACCGTATCACGTAAATCAACAATGTAACCCTTGATTTTACCAGGCAATGACACCACAGTATCTATCATATTAGAGAAAATATCCTTGATATGGTCACGAATGAGAGAGGGAATACCGGACAACGTTTCCTTGACAGCTACCACCTTTTCAGAGAGAGCAGAGAAGAGAGCACTAAGTCCTAACTTATCCGCTATCTGTTGAGGAATCGAGGTAATTTTTTCGGCAATACCGACAATATTACTAATAATGCTAGACAAGCTACCGCTGTAATCAATATTACCTTTATCTGACTCCGTACCACTACCGGTAGACCCTCCGCCACTTTCGCTACCGGAGGAACCGGAAAAAAACCAGTATTATCCTTTTTTAACATAATGTTTCCGACAGCATCCGTAATATCATAATCAGATACAAAAGTATGCTCTTTAAAGTGCAAATACACAGCATTAAGACCACTATAAAAATGAGAATCGGAAGAAATAGTATTATTGCCAATAATATATTTAACAGTAACCACTTGACCAGAACCTATAAGTTGATAGTCGTATGAAGTACTATCTTTATATTCCTTATATGTCAGAGGTACATCAGAACTGACAACAAAAATACATTGACTATCTCTATACGCGAAACGATATTGATTTAATGTGACATTTTGTTTTTCACACATTTCCAAAATAGTATCATAAGCACCATCCGGAAATGCATACAATCCTTTAGCAGATACCGTAAGAGTACCGAACATAAGAACCATAACTCCCAGTAAAACCGGAAGTATCTTTTTTATTTTTTTCAATTTATTTCTCCTTTCTGAATGAATGAAAAAGGCGCGGTGGACAGTGCCACACGCGCCACGTTTTTTACATTACCATTACAGGAACTTGTAAACGATACGAGGAATCAGACCGACACCAATCATAGCACCCATAATGGCAATACCAACGGGTAACAGAACGGTGAGGTTGGATTCAAGAGTAGTAGTAATCGGTGCTAACATTTCTGCTGTAACCATAGTGTTGTATCTCCTTTCTTTAGAATCTTGAAAAGCCTTTCAGTATACTATAACAAACCGCTACAAACACTATCGCCACACCAAGAGCAATGATAAAATCAAGCCTATCATTGATACCTAGCAGAAGAGTATTAGTAACCTCTAATTTGTCCGCAATAGCGTTTAGGGTATCGTTATCAATAGATTGCTGTACGACTTGTACAGTGTCTTGTACGGCAGTTTCCGGTAGTGAGCTAATAGCATCCGTCATACCGGAAACAACCGGTGCTATTAGATCGCCACCGGAAACCGTCATATTACTTACCTACCGGAAGGATACTTTCGGCAGTTCCCCAACGGTTATAGGAAACATTGATTTCCTGTCCAAGAGGGAATTTCACGCACTGGTCATACACGGGAGAGCGTCCGGAAACGAAAATTGTTTCACACTCCATACCCTCAACACGACTGGACTCTCCAACACAATGAAGAGTTACACCAGTAACGGGTTGCCCCGTTTTCTTGCTGACATAATCCACGTTCTGTTTTCCTACGATTTTCTTACTCATGTTTTTTCTCCTTTTCTTTGTGGCAAATTATTAAGTTGTCATTGTACCGATACCCCTAGTATTTGCAGACTGTCCGCAGACCTCATGCAAACCTATGAAATATAACTGTCCGAAACTGTCAACAGTTTTCACGCTATCATTTCTCAGACGGTTACCAATGTACCGACAACAACCGTTCCAACATTTACACCATGTAAAGCAATGTGTTATAATTACCTTACAAATAGAATGATAACACATTGTGTAATGTGTTTCAATTCGCACATTGCACAATGTTTACATTCTTTAATAACAGCTATATAAGCACATTGCACAATGTGCAGAAAGGAGAATTTATGGCATACGATAAAGTGAAGTACAATAATGAGTACAACAAACAGAAGTACGAGCGTCTCAATATTCATGTACCTAAGGGAATGAAAGAATATATAGAAGCACGTGCGCTTGATCTGGGTTACAGATTTATCAATCCGTATGTAAATAGTCTGATATACGCAGACCTTGCAAGCAATGAAAAAGAAAAGCTAGAAGCCGATGAACAATTAAT